ATATTATAGACAATTTCCCAGGTCTGAAAAACATGCTTTTAGGGATGAAACTTTAAATTCTTTATTTAATCTAACTAAAATTTATGAGCAAATAGATTTTAATGAGGAGATGGCTATGTCAGGGCACGTAGTAAAAGGTAATTTTTCATGGAAAAAAGGTTTAAAAGACAGTGAAGTTATTTGGTCGCCATCTAAAAATGGTAGATTTAATGTTTCTTGGTTACCACCAGTAGAATTGCAAAATAATATTATAGTAAAAAATGGAATTAGATTTCCAGGCAATGACGGTTTAGGTGCTTTCGGATGTGATCCTTATGATATATCAGGAACAGTTGGAGGAGGGGGCTCTAATGGAGCTCTTCATGGCCTTACAACTTTTTCTATGGTAAGTGATGTACCTAATACTAAATTTTTTTTAGAATATATAGCAAGACCTCAAACAGCTGAAATATTTTTTGAAGATGTATTAATGGCATTAGTATTTTATGGAATGCCAGTTTTAGTAGAAAATAATAAACCTAGATTATTATATCATTTAAAAAGACGAGGATATAGAGGTTATTCTATGAATCGTCCTGATAAATCCAGGGCTAATTTATCAAAAAGCGAAATAGAATTAGGGGGGATTCCTAATAGTTCAGAAGATATAAAACAAGCCCATGCCGCGGCTATTGAATCTTATATTGAAGAATATATAGGAAAAATTAATGAAAATCATGGCAATATGTTTTTTCAAAGAACTTTAGAAGATTGGGCAAGATTTGATATAACGCGTAGAACATCTTATGATGCATCTATTAGTTCTGGGTTAGCTATTATGGCTTGTAGAAAACATATGTATCAACCACATGCAAAAAGAACAGTAAAAACGCTTGATTTTATGTTCTCTAAATATAACAACAAAGGATTAAGAAGTCAGTTAATAAAATAAATATGGCACAAAAATTAGGGCAAATCCCGACAGAATTTCCGAGCCAAGCGGTCTCAGACACTGTAAAAAATTCTCAAGAATATGGACTTTCTGTGGCTAGAGCTATTGAACAAGAATGGTTTAATAGAGATAATAGCGTAGGTAGATTTTGGCAAACCAGAGATGAGTATAATAAACTTAGATTATATGCAAGAGGCGAACAATCTATAAGAAAATATAAAGATGAATTTGCTATTAATGGTGATTTATCTTATTTAAATTTAGATTGGAAACCAGTTCCTATTATTCCTAAATTTGTAGATATAATAGTAAATGGAATGCAAGATAGATTATTTACTATTAAAGCTTTTGCACAAGATCCTATTGCAACAGGTAAAAGAACTAAATTTGTTGAAAATATTCAAAGGGATTTACATGCTAAAGAACTTTTAGCTGAAATTGAAACAGAGCTTGGGGTAAATGCTAGAAATGTTCCAGAGGAAAAATTACCGGCAAATACAGAAGAATTAGAGTTGTTTATGCAATTAAATTATAAGCAAGGTATAGAAATTGCAGAAGAACAAGCTATTAATAATATTTTATTAACTAATAAATATCCTGAACTTAAGTCAAGAGTTGATTATGATTTAACTGTTTTAGGAATTGGGGCTGTAAAAAATACTTTTAATAATACAGATGGAATAAAATTAGAATATGTAGATCCAGCTAATTTAATTTGGTCATATACTGAAGACCCTAATTTTCAAGATTGTTATTATTTTGGTGAGGTAAAAAGAATTAAACTTAATGAACTTAAAAAAGAGTTTCCTAATTTAAGTAATGAAGAAATAAAAGAACTTACTAAGAAAGGTTCTAACTGGACAGATTATAATACTATTGGCACATTTAGTAATAAAAGTGAACTAGATAATAATAATACTGTTACATTACTTTATTTTAATTGGAAAACATGGGAACATAATGTTTATAAAATAAAAGAAACTTCTAGTGGTGCTTCAAAAGCTATTGAAAAAGATGATTCTTTTAATCCTCCAAAAGATAAAAGAACTCGGTTTGAAAGAGTGGCCCAATCAAGAGAAGTATTATATGAAGGCGCTTTTGTATTAGGAACTAATACATTATTAAAATGGGAAAAAGCACAAAATATGGTGCGCCCTAATTCTAATACTAATAAAGTATATATGAATTATACAGTTAGTGCCCCTAGAATGTATAAAGGTAATATTGTGTCTTTAGTTTCCAAAATAACACCTTATGCCGATTTAATACAATTAACTCATTTAAAACTTCAACAAGCAATACAAAGGATGACACCATCAGGTGTTTATTTAGATGCGGATGGATTAGCTGAAATAGATTTAGGTAATGGTACTAGTTATAACCCTCAGGAAGCACTTAATATGTATTTTCAAACTGGGTCTATTATAGGTAGATCATTAACAGTTGAAGGTGATCAAAACCCAGGTAAAGTTCCTATTCAAGAATTACCTGGTGGGGGAGGCAACCAAATTCAAGTATTAATTGGTGCATATAATCAATATATACAAATGATTAGAGATGTTACTGGTTTAAACGAAGCTCGTGATGGTTCTGATCCAGACCCTAAATCATTAGTTGGTGTTCAAAAATTAGCTGCTGCTAATAGTAATGTTGCTACTAGACATATATTACAAGCTAGTATGGCTATTACTGTAACTTTAGCAGAATGTATTGCATTGAGGTTTAAAGATGTTCTTAATTTTCATCCAACTAAAGAAGCTTTTATAGGAGCTTTAGGAATGTTTTCAGTAGGATCTTTAGAAGAATTAAAAAATCTTAATCTTCATGATTTTGGTATATTTTTAGAACTAGAGCCAGATGAAGAGGAAAAAACAATGCTTGAAAGTAATATTCAAACCGCTTTAAGTGCAGGTAGTATTTATTTAGAAGATGCAATTGATATTAGAGAAATAAATAATATTAAATTAGCTAATCAATTATTAAAATTTAGAAGAATTAAAAAACAGCAAGCTGATCAGGCTCAAGCTGAGGCGGCAAGTGCAGCACAAGCAGAAGCTCAGGGACAAGCGCAAATCCAAATAGAGGAGGCTAAAGCACAAGCTGAACAAATTAAAACAGAATCTAAAATTCAATATAGACAAGCAGATATTGAATTTGAAATTAAGAAAATGGAGGTTGAAGCTCGTACTAAACGAGAATTAATGCAATATGAATTTGAGTTAAATAAACAATTAAAAGAAATGGAATTACAAGCTCAAAAAGAATTAGCATCTCAACAAAATGACGCTAATGTAGAAATAGCAGAAGTTAAAGAATCTACTAAAAGCATAGCCGGTCCACCATCAAGTGGTAAGCCTATGAAATCGTTTGAATCTAAAGGTAATGATGTACTAGGCGGTATTGATTTATCCAGATTTGAACCTAAATAATTATTATTTAAACTATTTTATTATATACAATTATGGAAAAAGAAGAAGTACAAGTAAAAGACGTTGGGGAAATTAATCCTGACGTAGTAACTCCTGAACAAAAAGAAGCTGCAGTAATTAATGATGCAGTTGATAAAGGCGAAGTTGCCGAGGAGTATAAGGTTAAAGAAGAGGATGGGGTCTATAAAATTGATCTAGATAATCCTCCAAATCAATCTAAAGAAGTTAAATCTAAAGAAGAATCTAAACCTAATAAAGATGCCGTTCAAAAATCGAGCTCAGATGACAGCGATGTGCATGTCAAAGAACCCAAAAACACGGAAAGTGTGCAAGGAGTGGATAAAAGCGTACGGAGTGCCGAAGAAAAGGAAACCCCTGAAAACAAGGAAAAAGTATTAGAAAAAACTGAAAAGAGTACTTCTGATTCACCATTAGAATTAATTACTGATGATGAAGAACCTACTGAAAAAGTAGAAAAAGTTGCAGAAACTCCTGCGGCAGAAACAAAAGAAAATATACAGGAAGAACCAAAACAAGTACTTCCTGAAAATGTAGATAAACTAGTAAAGTTTATGGAAGAAACAGGTGGATCTGTTGAAGATTATGTTAATCTTAATAAAGATCTATCTAAAATGGATAATACTACTTTACTTAGAGAATACTACAAAACAACAAAACCTCATTTAGATGTAGATGATGTAGATTTTTTATTTACTAAAAATTTTGCCTATGATGAGGAGGCGGATGATCCGTCAGAAGTAAAGGCTAAGAGATTAGCTTTTAAAGAGGAACTTTATAATGCTCAAAATTATTTTAAAGGAGCTAAGGATAAATATTATGCTGATCTTAAGTTAAGTAAGCAAAATGATATTGCCCCTGAATACCTTGAAGCTATGGAACATTATAAAGAGTCTCAGCAACAGACAGAGGAACATAAAAATTTACAAAAAACATTTATTGATAAAACCAATAAAGTTTTTAACGATGAGTTCAAAGGTTTTGATTTTAAGGTCGGAGAAAATAAATACAGGTTTAAAATAGAAGATTCAAAAAAAGTAAAGGATTTCCAGTCTAATATTTCTAATTTTGTTAATCAATTTTTAGATGATAAAGGAACAGTTGCAGATGCAAAAGGGTATCATAAAGCATTGTTCACAGCACAAAATGCTGATAAAGTAGCTAATCATTTTTACGAGCAAGGCCGTGCCGATGCGATACGGGAAGCTGCTAAAAAGTCTAAAAATATTAATATGGAACCACGGCAAGATGCTTCTTCAATAGTAACATCTGGTGGTGAAAAAATTAGAGTTGTGACAGGGGATTCATCTGATAAGTTGCGAATTAAATGGAAATAAATAAATTAATAACTTAAAATCAAACAATTATGGCTTTTACGTCAGGCGTACCTGCTGCTTTGCAACCATCGCAAACTAAAGCACTTTACGCCGGAAATTACATTGACTTCACAGCCGCTGGCTTTAGTCAATGGACACAACAATTTTTACCAGATGTATACGAAAAAGAAGTAGAAAGATATGGAAACAGATCTATCGGTTCTTTCCTTCGTAT